GTCGTAGCGAACCTTTATATAGTGCCCGGTTCCGGCCTTTGTGGTGCAAAGCTCAGCCTTTGCAATGTGTCCCGAATACCAGCCATCTGGCAGCGGCGAGTAATCACCGCTGCTGCCTTGAGGTACTTCAGAAACTTCAAAAACTTCGTTCAGTAGTGCCATGTTACTTCTCCTCTTTCATTGATATTGAAAAGCTGGGTCTCCCCGGCGTTGTGGTTATTGCTTCGAGCAGAGGCTTGGTGATGCTGGCCTCTGCTGATTTCCAATGCTTTGCACTGATCTCTGGCTTCCAGCGAAACAGGCTGCCCAAATACTCTGACAAGCCATGCTCTGCAGCAACTTCCTGCAGCTTTGCTGCATCAATCTTGTAGTTGATGCGACCCACCGTAGAGATCTTGTAAAATCCCGCATCAGTGTTTTTTGTGCCCTCAAAATCCTCTGGCAATTTGATGATGGCGGACATGGCGTCTTCAATTTGACGGCGCTTATCCTGAGCCGCCTGCTCAGCTGACTTTGCCTCAAGCCATTGCTGGCTGAGCTCGTGCAGTTCAAAAGTCTTTTCAGGGTTTCGGTTCATGCTGACATCTTCTCTATGATGGCGCCCATGTCAGGTGCTTCCCACGCGTCGAGCTTGCCGCTTCGATCCTTTGCCAGCCATATGCCGTCGGAGTCGCACATCAGAGCGCGCTGCGCCTTCCCGTCGGCATCCTTTTCAACCCGCAGCGCCAGCACTTCATCGAAAAAGTAAGGCAGCGACTGACCAACTTTGTTGCCCGGCATTGATGGGCTGTAAAGGATGCGGCCAGACTCGTCCTGCGCCTTTTCCACTTTGGCGGTCATGAGTACATGCTTCCCGCCGAGATCCCGGAAGGATCTCACAATGGACGTCATCTGGACCGCCATCTCGCCATAAGCGGCGCGCCCGTCTTTGTTAACCGCCTTCTCGTGAACCAGCACGACCTCTGCGATCTCGCTGATGCTGTCGAGCACAACGGACTGGTACTTCTCGCCGTCAGGACCGGAGACATACTCAAACGCCTCCATGAGGCTCTGCATTGAGTTGACCTCGATGTAGTCCAGTCCAGCGTCCTTAATGGACAACAGGCCGCCCTCTGCAGATATAATGATGGGCACCGGCATTGTCGCGCCTAGCGTGGTTTTGCCAGCCCCAGCATGCCCGTAGACCAGCACCTTGATACCGTTCGACGACACGTCGAGCGTGTTTTTTAATTGTATTGCCATGTGGTTTCTCCTCACCTGCGTTCGGCCAATCCGGTTGCAAGCGTGTTTACATCGTAGTGAGGTTCATTTATATTGTCAACACCCAAGAGTTTAGAAAATGACAGTGGAACATAATTATGATGACAATTGACGAGATCAGGCTGGCCTTACAGGACCGGCGACTGACGGCCATCGCACAGGCCACGGGGCTTCACTACAACACGGTTATTGCCATTAAGCGCGGCGAACAACTCAACCCCTCCTACGACACACTGAACCGGCTGAGCACGTACCTGCGCACCCCGGCACAAGGCGCCACAAAGAGCGCGCAGGCGGGGGCGGACAATGGCCGATCTTACTGACATCTTCGGCGGTCCGTGGACGCCACCGCAGCCCAACGGCTTTATCATGACCGAGCCGCCAGAGTTGCAGATGGCAAGCGCCATGCTGGCAGCGGGCATCACGCCGCCTGAGAAAATTATATTCGACGGCAGGATTCACCGATTCAACAGCGGCACCAAGGGCAAGCCCGGCTTTGACAAGCCCGGTTTCTACGTGGGCTTTTCGGACGGCGTACCGGCGGGACACTTCGGCTGCTGGAGAGCTGGCATCGAGAGACCGTTTCGCGCAGACGTGGGCCGTAAGCTCAGCATCCCCGAGGAGATGGCGAATTCCAAGCGCCTGTCCGAGGCCAAGAAGCTGCGCGATGCGGAGCTGATCAAAAGCCGCGAGGTGGCCGCCGAGACGGTGGCAGTGATCTGGCGCGACGCGGCCACCGCAAGCGCTGACCATCCATACCTAAGCCGCAAGGGTATAGACTCACACGGTGCAAGGGTGACGGGCGATGGGCGCCTGATCGTGCCACTGTTCAATGCGCACGGCGAGCTCTCGTCCTTGCAGTACATCAGCGCCGACGGCGAGAAGAAGTACCACCCCGGCGCTGCCACCGGCAACTGCTTCTGGTCAATCGGCACCACCGACTATCTGGGGCAGCCCGGCAAGAGCACAGCCGTGTATTTGGCCGAGGGCTTTGCAACAGCGGCCACCATTCACGAGGTGACGAACGCAGCGGTCTTCGTTGCCTACAGCGCAAGCAATCTGGTGCCGGTTGCGGGTATTCTGCGCGAGCAGTACAACGATCTGGTCATCGTGGCCGACAACGATGCAAGCGGCGTGGGGCAGCGCTACGCAGAGCAGGCGGCTGCCAAGTATGGTGCGAGGGTCATCATCCCGCCCATCGATGGCGACGCCAACGACTACGCACAGGCTGGGCATGACCTGTCCGCCCTACTGGTTCCAAAGTCCGACGGCTGGCTGATCCCGGCTGACTCGTTCTGCCGGCAGCCATCACCCATCGGCTGGCTGGTAAAGCACTGGCTGCAGCAGGACGCACTGATGATGGTTCACGGCCCCTCCGGCGGCGGTAAGACGTTCGTTGTGCTCGACATGTGCCTGCGCATTGCGTCTGCAGCACGACCCAATAATGGCGATGATAAATGGCACGGCAGCAAGGTAAAGTCCGGAACCGTTGTCTATCTTGCCGGTGAGGGCCACCACGGCCTGAGAGGTCGCATCGCCGCGTGGAAGCAGCACCACGGTGCTGGCGCTCTTGACATGTACCTGTCCAAGGACGGCTGCGACCTAAACACCCCCGAGGGCTACCAGCGCGTGCGCGACGCCATCAGGGGCGGCAGGGACGGCAATCCCATCTCCCCGAGTATTATCGTGGTCGATACCCTGCACCGATTCCTATCCGGTGACGAGAATTCCGCCCAAGACGCCAAGACCATGCTCGACGCCTGCGCCGGGCTCATGAATGAGTTCGCCTGCTCCGTCCTGCTCGTACACCATACCGGCGTTGCCGACGAGGCGCAGCACCGCGCAAGGGGCTCGTCAGCATGGCGTGGCGCACTCGACATCGAGATCAGCGTCGTCCCGCCGAAATCCGATGACGCCCCCATCGAGATCGTCCAGCGCAAGAGCAAGGACGCCGAGCTCGCGGCTCCTATTTACGTCCACCTGCAAAGCGTACCCATTAGCGGGTGGATCGATGAGGACAACGAGCAGGTCACCTCCGCCGTTGTGGTGGCTGCAGAGGCGCCGGCAAAGGCCGAGAAAAAGGATAAGCTCTCGAAGCACAAAAAGCTCTTTGAGTCAGCGTGGTGGCATGGCGGCGCAGAGGTGCGTGAGGATAAGCCATACGTCAGCAGGTCAGCTTTCTTAGACCACCTGATCGTAAATCAGGGCGTAAGTGAGGGCAGCGCAAAGATGTACATAAAACCCTCTGCCGATGGAAAGCCCATCAATGAGCTGCTGCTTGGAGAGGTTATCGCCGCCCATGAGCATGGTTGGATTATGCTGGATGAGATCGCTTCCGGCGCTATGTTGATTCGCAAGAACGCCTGAGATTACCTAAAGGCGGCTCATAAAAGCACTGTATAAATATTCAGGTAACTAAGGTAACTTTTTGTCGGTAACTATAGTTACCAAACAGGGGCAAAAAGGGCGTAAATCGGTAACTAAAGGTAACTACTCTCTATAGAGTAGTTACCTAGTTACCGGCGCCTGCGGAGGCTGTCGTCACGGCTGATGGAGAACGGCAGCATCATGATTGGTTAGTGATCCTGAGTGTATGGATATACAGTTATCATGATGCGGCTCACAAGGCGGTTAATAATGCTGTCTGAAATCATAATGCAGCCAACCCAACGCCACACCAAGCCAAGCGCTCAAACCAGCTGTCAGGGACAGACGACTGTCAGGGTATGGCTGGAGCGATATAGCCAGAGCAATGTAGCTGGCGCAATGTAAGCAATGCAGCCAGAGCAATGTAACTGGAGCAATTAGGGCAGCGCAGGCACCTCAATAATGATCGGAAAAACAGTTGGATTTGGCGCAAAAAAGGCCGGATTCATCGAAAAAACCGAACAATAAAACTTGGGGGCGGCGCTCGTAAATATAAGCGACTGATTCCCAATGGATTATACTGCGATCTACTGGATTAAACGGCGCTGCGGGAGGGAGGGGGGAATATGGGGGAACTGGGAATAGCCCTCTCGGCCAATGCCAAGTGCCCGAAAATCCCCGACCAGTCGGTAGACCAGTTGGTCTGACCGAGCCGCCGCACAGCCGCCCCAGACGCATCCCGGCGCGCCGTTTGCGGGGTGCAAAACACAAGATGTAGTGTTTCGCGCGTTCCGATGCATGCTGAAATAGCTAAGTGCTTGATATTATTGACATCGCTATTTCCGGTAATTAGTATTACCGGAAATAGCAAAGGCGAGTGAGAAGCATTCTCATTTGCAAGGTACCCTAGCGCCGATTCGTTTGGCGGGCTGGCCGGGATCGAGCCGCGCACCCGCCGCAGCGGCCACGTGCGCGACCCCGCCGCTTTAGCTGGCTTTCGCACGGTAAATCTCGCCCCAAAAAGTATTTTCGCTTTTGTAGTTTGACTGGTATGTGGCTAAATGCCCCCCATGTGATGTGGAAGTGATTGGCCCAAAAATTTTTTGCAAATTTTGAAAAGGTGGCGTTTATGCACATGGATCCCAAGGAAGTTGAGGCGCAGCGGTTGAGGTTGGAGTTGAGGCTTGCGCTGTTGGAGCGGCGCAGCAGGAGCAAGGAACGGTTTTTGGACTTTGCTCGGTATGCGTGGCCGGAGGCTATTTTCTCGGCGCATCACAGCAAGATGGCGGATGCGTTTGATCGGATCATCAGCGGTGAACTGAAGCGGCTGGTTATCAACATGCCGCCGCGTCACACGAAGAGTGAGTTTGGCTCGTACTTGTTGCCGGCGTATGCGATGGGTCGAAAGCCGGACTTGAAGATTATTCAGGCGACGCACACGGGTGAGCTTGCGGTGCGCTTTGGTCGCAAGGTACGTAACCTGATGGACACGCAGAACTACAAGGATTTGTTTGAGGGAGTTGAGCTGCAGGCTGACAGCAAGGCGGCGGGGCGCTGGGAGACGAGTAAGGGTGGTGAGTATTTTGCAGTGGGTGTTGGTGGTGCGATGACGGGACGGGGCGCTGACCTGTTGATCATCGACGACCCTCACAGCGAGCAGGACGCGATGTCGTCGCTGGCGCTTGATAATGCGTGGGAGTGGTACAGCGCGGGTCCTCGCTCGCGGTTGCAGCCGGGCGGGGCGGTTGTTGTGATCATGACGCGCTGGGGGACGAAGGATCTGACGGCGCGGCTGATCAAGAGTCAGAACTCGTTTGGCTCGGACAAGTGGGAGGTGATTGAGTTCCCGGCGATCTTTGATGAGGGTACGCCCAAGGAGCGTCCGCTGTGGCCGTCGTTCTGGAAGCTTGAGGAGCTTCAGGCGGTGCGAGCTCAGCTTGGGGTGCAGCGTTGGAACGCGATGTACCAGCAGCGTCCGACGGCGGATGAGGGTGCGATTCTCAAG